GTTGACCTTGTAGCCATAGCCTCTGACCTCCTGAGTGAGGCCAATGATGAAGAAGCTGTCTGTGGCCTGAAGTACCATGAGGTTATTGAGAAGCGCCCCGCTAAGGGTGAGGTCCACTAGGGCGCTCGAGCCCACAAAGTGCTCTCTGCTCTCACTCTTATACTCTCTATAACCACCCTCATAATAGACTGAGCGACCTGAGCGCGACACCCTCCCACCCTTTGGCTTTAGCCTTGCCCCTCTGTATGGAACATAGATGGGGTTGGTTGAGTAAGGCGCAAAGGGTCTACCATTAGCATCCACCCCCCTAGTGGTCCTCAGCTTGATGGCCGCCAAGGTATTCTGCGCCAAGCGCGCGCTATCCTTAGCAGTCCACAGCGAGGTGGGAAGGTTGAGCCTGACCTTGGCGGTCATGTTAGTGCCTCATCCCACGAGTGGGTGTGAAGGTGGCATCATAGGCTGTCTTGGAGTAGGAGCTCCATGAGGCTCTGAGGTCGCGCGCGCTCCCTCCCTTCTTAGCCACATCTAGCTCAGTATCATCTACCACGTTGTCACCATCGCGGTCTAAGGCCAATGACCTGAGGCTGATGTCCATGAGCTCCTGACAGCGCTGTCTCATTAGGTTGGCGTTATCAAGTTGATTCACCATCTCATACACCCGCGCCGCTGTGCAGTAGGCGTGAGCGTTGAGGAATGAGCCAGCATTAAAGACCTCATCCTCTGTGACCTCTGGCTCATCCTTGAGATGATCACGGACCACCAAGACCACCTCAGCCAATGCCGCCTCAATCTGAGTCTCAAATGAGCTTTGACGGCGTGGGAGCATGTCAGCGAGTTGAGGGAATTGACCCACGAGCTCATCATGGCTCAGTCCTGTATCAAATGGGCGTGGTGTGACCTTTAGAAGCCCCTTCTCAAGCTTGGTCTGTGTCTGCTGTCCCATGTCGAGCGTATAGCTAACTTGGATGGGATAATAGCCTGAGGTGTTGGTGATGACTGAGGGGATGGTCCCATAGTGCATCCCAAAGACAAGATCAGCCGTCTCACTCATGTCTACCTCACGCGGTAGAGGCTCAGCAAGAATGGCAGTAGTCCCCACCATCCTCACCACAGTCACGCTGTAGATGCTGTCACCATCAGTCACAAGGTAAGCCTTGAGCTGATCAGCTTGGAGCGCTGTGGCTTGGCTGTTGACTGTGAGCGTTCGCCTATCGTTGGCGATAGCTGAGACTGTGGCATTGGCGCGTGTCTGAGTGAGGGTGACAGGCGTGGAGCTCCCCACAGTCATCACAGCTGACCCGCTTAGAGGACCAGGCGCTACCCACTCATAAACTCTAGTTTGACCTGTGACCGTCTTAATCATCGCGCGCCTCCTGCGTTTGCTTTGGCTATATCCTGAGCCGTGGCCTTCTGAAGCCCCGCCGCTTCCATGAAGGTATCTGTGATGGGTGACCAGCTGTGTCTACAATTATAACCGCCACCGCTAATCTTAACAGGCATGCCCTGCCCATTGTCTAGCTTCCTCATCTGCTTCTCATCTACCACCTTGTTAATAAGGGGGCGACAGAAGGAGCGGGTGATGCCATCGCGCGGGCCTGTGTAGAGGTAGAGGTCTAGGTCATACGCTTCAGCCGCTTTAGCTGTGACTGTGCGCCCATAGTTATTGAGCTGAGTCCTAGCCTGTGTCAGCTGTGTCCCTGTGCTCTGCTCAAGGCGCTGATTCAATGCGTCAATGGCTTGGCTCATGGGAACATTTACAGTCATGCCTTGGAGAGCGCTCCTCACAGCTGTGAGGGTGTCAGGAAGGATGACATCTTGAAAGACCTGATCAGCGGTTGCAATCTGCAAGGCTTCAAGGTCAGGAACGTCAGAGGCGCTCGCCCCTGAGATAATCACTTGGAGGGTGTCAATCGCCACCTCAGTGATTGCTTCTTGTGCTGTGATAAAGTCCTCAACCGCCAACCCCATCCCGCTCCTGAGTATGAAGTCAAGGAGCTGGTCCCTTGGTAGGGCTAGGAGCTGGTCAGCTGAGGTGAGCTCAACGGCGGTCTGTAGGTTGGCCACCGTCTCACGCTGAGCCCGCTTCAAGTCACGCTTGAATTGAGCCTCAGCCTTGATCAGAGCCTCAAGGCTCTTGATCTTAGCTTTGATGATCTGCCCATATGGTCCTTTTAAATCACGAAGCTGAGCTGTGAGGTCATCGAGCGCCTTTTGATCAGCGCTCGGACCTTCAGCCAATGCTACATGAGAGCGACCACATGAGCAGACCACGCCACCCTCTTAGAGGCAGTCCGTGAGGACGAAGCCAAGGTCACCATCAACGACCTTGAAGAGGTGGCTCATGTCAGCCCAAACGTTGCGCGCGGTGAGGTCAAGCTTGTCGTACTGACCCGCCTTCATCGCCTCGAACTCAAGGTTGACTGCGGCCACAGGCATCATGCGAACACCATTACGGCTCTGGATGCTGTCTGAGCCGTGGAGGATACCCATGAAGATGCTGTCACCTGTCCAGATGTAGCTCTCTGAGCTTGCAGCGCCAGGTACAGCGGTGTCACGACGAGCCGCGCCAACGTGGATGTTGGGGATACCAAGGATGTCACGGAGGACAGAGATCACAGCCTCATCAGAGAGGAGGAGTGAGCCACCGCCAGCCACACCCTGTGAGCTGTCACCAAAGTAGCCACGGAGCTCACCTGAGCGAGCAAGGCTACGGAACACCTCACGACCCAAGACAAGCGTGTCAGCGTTGAGGCCATGAGCGTTCTCAAAGACTGTGTCCTTGAGCTGATGGAGGTAGCTCAGAGGCTCAGCGCCCGCGACGTCAAACTTACCGCCGAACTGAGCGGTTGAGGTTGCGGTGTTGAAGTTGGAGCCGTCAAAGAGGACGTCAGCGGCGCGCTTCTCTTTTGCGAGCTTCATGACGCGCGCGACCTTCTTGACAATGCGCGCCTCCTCAGAACCTGGGTACTGAGAATCGACAATGTCCTCCATCGCGATAGAGTCCTCTGCGCTGTAGATGTCACACTTGTAGGTGAGGCTTGAGCGATCAAAGCCACCAATGCGTGAGCGTGAAGAGCCAGGAGCGCGCTCGAGGTCAAGCCCTGCACCCGCGCCCATGAAGTTACGGCTGTTCTCAAGGAGGAGGGTACCTGAGCGCTGTGGAACCTTGATGTTCTCACAGACCTTGTCAGCGATGAGTTGAGCGTCTGAAGGGACCGCCTCAGCGACTAGGCTAGAGAGGATCTCGTCAACAGGGTGGATATTACGATATGAGCTAGCCATTGTGGATCACCTCCAATTAAGCGAGAGGAGCAAGGCCACGGCTGAAGCAGATGACAATCTGCTCATTAGCTGAGGCGCTGGTCTGGTTGATGTTGGGGAGCGTGAAGCCCACAGGGTAGTGGGTAGACGCTGCGGCCTGTACCTCACCGTCTGTGGTGACAGAGAGGACGGTGTTAGAGGTGAGGGTGAGGCTTCCATTGGCGATGACGCGAGTCTCACCAAAGATAACAACGTCCACAGGGTCACCTGCCTCAGCGCCACGCTGAGCCACGCCAATGATGGTGTTGGCGGTTGGATCGGTTGCAATTGCGACCTTGCCAGCGCTGTCAATCGCGACAAGCGCGAACTCTGTGACAGCTGAGGCACAGATAAAGGACTTAATGATCTGGTTCATAGTGATAACTCCTTAGCTGAACACAGAGTTGTATTGATCGGGGTTTTGCTCACGGAACAAGTTGAGAGCCTCTGAGAAGTTGAGCCCCTTCTCAGTAGCGAGCGCCTTGACCTTCTCAGCGAGGGTGGCCTTGTTGAGCTCCTCACCTGATGCGCCATGGCCAATCTCATTGAGAGGGACTGCGCTTGAAGCTGGGCGCTCGCTGAACATGGTCCAAAACTCAGGCATGGTCTCACGGACGTCCCAAGCGCGCTGAGCTGCACCTTCCTCAGCTGGGCTGACCTTGCCCTCACGGAGAAGGGCGCTGACAGCCTCACGGCGCTCAACGTCACGCTTCTCAGCCTCGATAACCTCAAGGCGCTCGCTGAGCTTGGTGTTCTGAGCGCGTAGCGCCATGACCTCAGCGAGGAGGTTAGGCTCAGCCTTCTCAGAGAGCGTGGCGGGCTCGCTCATCTTCTTGGCCTTCTCGTCCTCAGACTTCTCAGCCATCTCCTCAGGCTTGTCATCCTCAGAGGGCTTCTCAGCCATCTCCTCAGACTCATACTCGCCAGCCAGGGAAGCCTCAGCCTCCTCTGTGAGGTCTTTCATTTTCTGCTCTAGCTCTTTGACCATCGCGTCCTTAGCGGCGAGCGCGGCCTTGAGCTCATCTACGGACATGTTTTCAAAGTCCATTAGTTGCTCCTGTTCGCTTAAAGTGACCCGATCAATCTTTGAATGAGACTGAGCAGGGCGGGGGGTTAGGGTGACAGCGAGGAGCTGGGCGTCACCCACCTTCTCACCACCATCACGAGTGAAGATTTCACCATGTAGGTATTCGGGGGAGCTCCAAAGAACTCCACCAGCATCTTGAACGACCTTTAAACCGCGCTCATTATAAGCGGGGATGGCGTAGAGCCCATCTTCTCTGAGCTCGAGCTCAACGATCATCCCAAGGGCGTTCCCGCTCTCAGGTGGCGCGGGCGTCCCACCTTGGAAGGGTGAGG